GTCGCACTCGAACGGACTGACCAGAACCCTTCACCGAAGGCCTTCCAGTCATGATCTTGTAGCTCTTCGCTACAGGTGCGTCCATCTCAATAATCCGAGATGGACCTGCAATTGAACGACTCGCGTTCCCTTTCTTGTTCTTCTTCTGCGCCCTAGGCGCCTTTACTATCATTTGGTTTGGCATTGTATTGGATCCCTCCTGCCAGGAGCGACTGTACATCCCAGTAGACCTTAGACTTCGTATGAACCAACCATCAGTAAACCACGCAAGGTGGCACTATTCCCTTTCGAGTTAAACTCTAATCGATAGAATAGCCTGAATCGCATTCATACTACGCGGCCAAAGCTCATCCGTGCAGTCTGTAGACAACTTTAAGATAGCCCGAAAGCTATCCATTTAGTACGGAAGTATTAAGTGTAGTTTCTTCAAGATAACACACCGTTTTGGACGATTTATATACTGGAACCCAATGAGACACTTGTTTAACGTCGTTGCCCCCACGACGTCTCGATATTAGAGAATGGAACTGGCTAAAGCCTCCAGAGCACGGTCTTCAGAGAAATTTGGAAGACGGTCATGTATTAGAACATGCTGTTGAAGCAGATCTAAATAATGTTGTTGCTGGAGTCTCTTAGAGGAATCGGCCTCCCCTTCAGGAAGGTCGTACTCTACGAGCCGAGGAGCTGGTTCCATCATATCAACAAATGACATCTTTGAAACCTCACCTGAGCGTATCGATTCCAAATTCTTTGGTAATCGCAGCTTCATGAGAGATTCAGGATCCATTGTCGTTGATAGGAGTGGAACTTTGACATCCATATCGAGAGGATCATATTGATTCGATAGTAAAGGACCATATTGTACTTCAAGAAGGTGATAGAAGTGTTTGTATCTTAGCACTTCACCCTCTAACTCCCGAACTATACCACAAGCTAAGCCACTAGGTAGCTTACCGCTCTCATAGGCCTCAAGTTGACGATTTCGAACTAGTGTCGCAAACCTTTGTTGAAAGGCTGTGACCTCAAAACTGTGTAGAGGAGGATTTACC